ATAAATTATAATAATAATAACTTACTATTATTTATATATTTATATATATATATATATATTTATATATTTAAACTTTAATATACTAATATAGTTATAGTTATAAAATTATTTGTTATTATAAATAAATATAAAATCGTGAAAAATATGTTAAAATGTTTACAGAGGTGAGAAGCATGATGGTAGGAAAGAAAATAAAATATTATCGTCTTAAAAAAGGCTTAACAACTGAACAACTGGCAAAAGATGCAGGATGCACAGAAGCAGATATTTCACTTTATGAAAACGAAGCAAGAGAACCAAGCAATGAAACCTGCAAAATTATTGCTGCTGCTTTGGGTGTTCCTTGGGTTGAGTTGATATCTAGAAGTAATAATAAATTAGTTTTTGACCATATCAACATCAGCTTTAGAAAAAAACAATTCAAGAATAAAATATATTTATAAATTATTTAATTACTAGCATGTAATATTTATGTATAAACTGTATAAACTAGATATATTGGATCTATTGAATCTGCTGGATAACCTGAATAACTTATAAATATATCTTGTTATTAAACTATTATTTAATTATAAAATAACTAACTATTACTATTAAAAAAGGCATTATCAACTAAATATATCGTTTATAAAACATTAAAGGATCTCCAGAAATGGAGGTCTTTTTTTATGCCCTTATTGGGTACCCAATTATTGGGTACCCAATAGTCACCCAAGATGGTAAAAAGCACGAAAAAGCATTTAAAAGTACAATAGAAGTAGAAATCAAGAAAAAGTCTCGACGGGGACTGATGAATTCATGATTTCTAGTCGTTGAATTCTAGATACCATATCAACGCGAAATAAAAGCATCTGAAGTCTTTATGGTAGACACGATGCAAAACTGAAATGGATGAATCTAAGCCATTCTTTTTTGCCACGCCATAAATGCGTCAGATAGAAGCCGAAGAGCCTCCATTTCAGGATAACAAAAATTCTGATATTATTAAAAAATCTCTTGACTTTTTAAAAAAAATTAATACCCACCCCCCATAAAAAACGCTTCAAAATAGGTTAAAAACCCCCCTTAGACTTTTTCCCTAAAAGCCCCTTTGACAAAAAAATCCATTTTGACTAAAATGATAGTATGAATAACGATTTAAAAAAATTACTTGAACCTAAAAAACCTATCGGGCGACCTAGAAAAACCCCCAAGAAAGTTGTCGGGCGACCAAAAAAAGACCTCGACTGGCAATTGGTTTATCAACTGGCGACCTATCACTGCACCAAAAGCGAAATCTATGCGGCACTTAAAACTTCGGGCAACATGATTGACTATGTTCCTGAGCGCAGGGCTAAATTCGATGAGATTTATATGCGTGGCTATGAAGACGGCAAGGCAAGGCTTAGAAAAGCGCAGGCTCGTATGAGTGAGAAAAACCCAGTTATGGCGATTTGGTGTGGCAAACAATATCTTAATCAAAGCGACAATCCACAACAAAATACTACCGTGGATGGAACAATTAAAGTCGTATTTGAATCCCCAGATAAGGATAAAGACCGTTTGGAAAAAATGGAAAATGCTTTGAAAGATGAACTCAAATAATGGAAATAAAAATTGCAGAAGCGTTTAAAGAATGCATCGTTAGCGACCTTAAAAATATCGTTCTAATTAGCGGTAGAGCAGGTGGCAAAACAAAAACCAGTGCAATAATTGCTAGTCTTTTATTGCTAGAACAAAACGGCGTTGATGGTTTAGTTGCCCGTGCTACTTATGGCTCACTGGCTCAGTCTAGTTTTAGCGAATTTGAAACAATTTTAACAAGCGATTTGCCTGATATAGGTAAATTATTCAAGTTTAAGAAAAATCCGCTTAAAATAACGAATGTTTTAAACGGAAATACGATATATTTTATCGGCTTTGGTGGTAGCGACTTTAATAGAACCAAAGGTTTTCACTCGCTAAACCCTATTACATTTGCAATTTTTGAAGAAACGCAAGAATTAAAAGATAGGCGTTCACTAGATGAAGCAATGGCGTCTTTTAGAAGAAACTTTGGCGAAAACGTTAAAATATTCATTTTAGGCAATCCGCCACCAACAAAAGCACATTGGTTTAACTTATTTGTCGAAGAATGCAAAAAAGATACGAAATATTTAGTTAAAAAAACAAGCTATTTAGACATTTTGCCATTTATAAACGATGTGGATTTACGTGAAATTCTTAAAATTAAGTTATTAAGACCAGAATATTATGATTGGCTTTATATGGGCAATCCAACTGGCGGTTTTGGCTCAGTTTACCCTATGTGGAACCCTGAAACGAACTTAATAAATAACAATCAACTAATGACAATTACAAATAATTTAAGACCTATTGCGTTAATAGTCGGCGGTGATGGTGCAGTCAACCAAGACGCTACGAGTTTTGTGCCTTTACTACTTTTAGAAAATGGTCAATGTATTGTTTTAAACATTTTTTATCACGATCCAAAGATAAACCAAGTTGTCGGCTCACACGTTTTAGTTAAAGATTATGTTAAAAGATGGTTTGATTTACTTGTAAAACATTATGGTTTTGGAACGCTTGAAGAAAGAGCAAACGACCCTTATGGCGTTCATCAACTTTTACCAATTTTTTTTCGTATAGATAGTGCCGCAACCGACTTAATTAAAGAATGCCAATATTATCTCGGCGATAGATGTGATGTGGCTCCTATTAAAAAATCTTCCATTGTTGAAATGGTTAGTAGCGTTCAAAGTGCTTTAAGCAATGATTTTGTTTATATTTTAGATGAAGGTGGCTATTTTAACTATTTTAAAAATTCCTTTACACCAACAAAGAACGTTTTAAGTAATCAACTTGAACTTCTTATCTGGAACGAAGAACAAACAAAATACGACGATAAAATTCCAAACGATGTAAGCGATGCATTTACTTATGCCGTTAGATTTTGGTATTCAAACATTGAAAATAAAGTCTTTTTCGAGAATGCACTAAGAAGAAGAGAGCACGTTAGAGATATTAAAAATATACTAAACAGTTAAAATTATTGTATAATTATAAAAAGTGAGTTTTATTATGAGAAAAGAAAATCGAGAAAAATATGAAAGTGCCGTTAAGTTTCTAGAAGAAACATACAAAAGAAAGTTGACTGATATTGAACTTGCCGATGTAAAGAAAAAATATGATAATCCTATTGTCCGTGAGATTGCGTTAAGACCTGGCGAGGCGGATTTGGGCGATTTAACACAAAAACAATATAACCAACTACTTGATAGACATTTATACGACATTGAGCAAAGACTTAATATTCTTACACAAGTAATGAACGATTTATATTATGCTAAAATGTTTGAATTAAAAGAAAAATACGATGATCCATTTACAGAATTAGAAGAGTTTAAGACAGAAGAATACGAAAAAATGGTAAAGGAGCATAAATTATGGCAGAAGAAATGACAATTTTAGATATTGGGCTAAATAGTAAGCAATTTGAAAACTTTAAATATATGAATTGGGCAGTAAATCAAACGTTTACTTATGCCAATAACACACCTTTCTATGCCCTTGTAAATCCTGTTTACTATGATTATTATAATCGAATAGTAAGAGTTAATTTAGAGTGGTTCGATGGCTATGTAATGGGCTTTCATAATCAACAAAATGGAATAATGAGCACAAGAATTGCCACTGCTATCGTAAATGGAATTATCGGTAATGTTTTTCAAAAGCGTTTAGTTTTTGACCGTGTAGATAAACAAAGCGACTACAAGGCAATCGATAAGCTTAACGACTGGGTTGTAAAAGATAATTTTCTAGGAAAGGTCAAACTTGCAAGCAAATATAGTGGAGCAAGTGGCACGAGCGTTTTGAAAATCAATCAATCCTACAAAGATGTCTATACACAAGCATTAAGGCAAGACCAATTTTTCTATGAAACCGACTTCCAAGGAAACATCACAAAAATCACAACTTTTTTAAAATCTTATGTCAATGTTTTTAATAACACCGATATGGAAAAAGAAAAAAACTTCTTTATTGTTGAAACTCGTTATTATTCAAGCGACATTGATATTCCAACGAAAATCGAAAATCTAAATGGCGAAATAAAAACTTATTATAAAAAACCAACGATTCCTGTTCCTGTTGTTGAATATAAGGTTCTTTATTACCAAGGTAGAATGTTTCAAAATACAATGGCACAAAAGCAAAACATGCAATCTTTAAAATATTATGATTTGCCAGAGGGGTTTAAAGCGATTGTCAAGAAAGATTTTACCGCTTTAAGATTTGATACGCCTTGCTTACTTCCATTTAACGATTTAGGTTGTTATGTTTTGCAAATAAACGGGCAAGACCCAACGATACCAAACGGAATGTTTGGAGCAAGTTTTTTAACTGATATTAGAAGTTGCCTTGTCGAATATGAACTTATCAACGCTTATTCGCTCCGTGATTTATATAATTCACAAGGAAGAATTGGCATTCCTAAGAACTTAACTATGAATGACATAAATGGGCAAAACAATTATGATGTTTCAATGGCTAATTATGAAATATACTCAGGCGATCCAGAAAAGCAAAAACCAATTATCACGCAATTTGAAATAAGAGCGAATGAGTGGAGCAACAAAAAAGATGATTGTTTAAAGAAAATGGCAACGATTTTAGGTATGTCGCCAAAAGTTATCGCAAGTTATTTAAACCCACGTGGTGGCTTTGGTAAAACTGCAACCGAAGTTGAAAACGATGAAGCAAGTTCGCAAACATTTATTGAAGATAAAAGAGCAAACTTAACAAATACCATCAACAAAGTTATTAAAACTGTTCTTCGTTTCTATGGATTTTCTCAAAATGTCAGTGCAAGATTTATCGAAGGCGAAAATAAAATGTCGCCATTACAAGTAAAAACCATTATTTTTAAATATGAACAAGGCTTGATAGATTTACGTGAGGCATTAAGAGAATTAAATCCAAACGCAACCGAAAGCGAAGTCGATGATTTAGTTTTAAGAGCAAGAGAAAGACAAAAAGAAATGCTTTCAACCGAGCAACTTGATATTGATAATTTTGGAAAATATTTAAACGAAAATGAATGAGAAAGATAAGCAAAAGACCCAAGAAAAAACCGAAAAGTTAGAAAGGGCACTTAAACTTCTTATTTTGCTATGTGCTTTACACCTAGTTCCTAAAACGATATTGCTTTATAAAATAAATAAACTAATTGCAAAATATAACAAAGAACTTCCATTAAATCTTATAGACAGGCAAAATTATATAGTCGGGGCATATCAAAGCAGTCAAAAAATGATTAACAAAGCCTATGTTCCAATTGTTTATTTTTTCACACCTGAATTAGAGCTTAAATACGAAACGCCTTATAAAACGATGACCGAGTTTATGTATAGACCTTCCGTTAAAATAGCAGAACCAAACGTTGAAGATTACGCTTATAAAGTTATAAATGCTCTAAAAGGACTTGACAAACAAGCATTAGTGTATGGCGAACCTGGCAAAAGACCAATAACGCTATGGCAAAAAGTTGAGTTAGATATAAGACATGAAGCACAAATGAAAATGGTAGAAGAATGTTATAAAAGCGGTGAAGATTTATGGTGGCTCTCGGCTCATGTTAATTGCTCTAAAAGGTGCGAAAAGTGGCAAGGCAAATTAGTATCTTTAACTCTACCACCCATCGATAATACATTTTTTACAGGAAAAGTTGTTGAAAATCATAAAGTATATTCATTTACTGCGATAGAAAATGTTGTAGATAAATGGGGGTATAAAAATAACATCATTAACGGCTTTAATTGCCGCCATAGATTGTTTAAATATGTTAAAGGCGTTAGACCTAGAAACTATGATTCAAAAGAAATATCAAAGGCAAGAGAATTAGAAAATGTGCAACGTGCTATGGAACGAGCAATTAGAAGGCTTATAAGTCGTAGAAACCTTGTAAAAGTTATAGATAAAGAAAAGGCTCAAATGCTAACACGCAAAATTACGCAGTTAGAACGCCAATACAGAGACTTTTGCGTAAAATATAACTTAACATACGCACCTTATAGAATTATGTAAATATTGACTATTTATAACGATTTAATTATTATTTAAGTGATTAGTTATGATTTAATCTTGTGAAGTTAAACATTAAACTAATTACTTTTTTCATAAAATCATTGTGGGCTTGTTAATCCAAAGGAAAAATGGGCTGTTGTTAGAAAATGCACGTATTGGTTTTATGAAGTTAAAGGAGAAATTCACAAATGTTAGATGAAAAATTAAAAGCAAAGTTAGAGAAAAAACTTGCAAAATGGGGAATTGACAAACAAGAAGTGGTTAATGATTTCTTAAATGAATTAGAAAATGATGAAGAAGAAGAAGAAAAGACCGCCGAAGAGAATGTTGAAACTCCAAAAGATCCTGTCGAAGAAAAACAAGATGAAGTTTCAAACGACAAGGAAAAGAAGACAGTTGTTGCTAACGAGACACCTGTCGAACCAGTTGTAAAAGATACCAATGTAGAAGTAAGTTTGTATAAAACACAAATTGATGACTTAAATAAAAAGTTTGATGAGCTTAAAGCACTTTTAGATGCACAAGTTGCGAAAACTAATAAAGCGTATGAAATTCTTGACGCACAAGGTAAAACACCAGATGACAAAGATGATGGTTTTTACGCTAAACAATTAGGTTCAAGCGACATAAGACCAAACTTTAATAATCCATCAACTACTGATAACGATATGGCAAATCTCTTACAACACAAGAAAAATCGTTAATTTAAGGAGAAATTATGGCAGAAACTTTATTATCAAACTTTGGAGCACCAACTATTAACGGAATTGCTGCTCAAAGAGTTTTATCAAATCAAATTTTAGAAAATTTATATCAAGGTTTAATTGAAAGTGATGGAGAAGGTGTCACACAAAGATTTACATACGATGTTAGTGGAGCCGAAATCCGTTTCACACACGTAAAACCTGTTAAAGCACTTGCTCGTAGACTTGGTAGCACAATCAATGGTGGAAACTTCCCAATTAACGCAAATGAAGGCGAAACTGATACATTTGGAATTAGAGTTTTAGATGTATTAGATGATCCAATCGATTTAGCACAAGTTTCAAAGGAAATGATCCCTGTTGATTTACTTGGTGCTTACATTAAATCATATACCGACCAAGTCAACTTAAATATCAACGCAGTCACTGTTGCTGGCAAATACTATGCAACATTTATTAAAGATGCTGATGGTAAAGACGTTAATGTTATCGAATATGATGGAAACAATTTAATGACCGCTTTATTAGATGCAAATTCACTTTTAGATGAAGGTGCAGAAGATATGGGCGTTTCAATGTTCCCACAAAACGATAGATGTTTAACAATTCAAAGCAAATATCGTTCAACATTACTTGCAAAAGGTATTTTAACAATCGGTGGAGCCAATTATGCATACGATATTGCAAAAGGTGGTGTTGCAAGTGCTGGTGCTGAACCAAGAAAGAGTGAAGATGGTTTTATCGGTATTTTCGATAATGTTCCAGTCCACATTGTTTCAGGTTTAGTTTATAAAACTGCTGCTCAATATTTAGGTCTTGAAGAAAAAGATTTAAAACAAGTCATTTCTTGCGCTTCAAGCGGTTTTGCAAATGTTCGTGGTATTGCAGCCATTAGAGATGTTAAAGTTATTGACCACCCAGATGGAGTAGGTGTTAGAATTCAACCATTAACAAGATTTGGATTCACTGTTGTTCCAGGTTATGAAAATGGTAATGCGTTTGTTATGGAAAAAGGTTATGTAAACCCATATAAAGCACTTAAAGCAGATGTCTTCACTGATTTAGATTTAAAGATTTTTGAAGTTAAACCTGTTGGATCAAGAGTTAATATTGCTAATGGTTCAACAATCGCAACTGCTGCAACTGGCAAAATCACAGTCACTGCTCCAACTGGTAGCAAAATTGCTGCTGTTTTAGATGATGGTAAAGCAGTTGATAGTGTCGCAAAATTCGCCGCTGCATATAAAGCAGAAACCCATAAAGCAGTCTTAACTTCCGGAACTCAATCAACAATTTCTGGTATCAGTGGTAAGAATGTCGCAGTCTTAATTGTTGCTGGTGATGGAACTTGTTATTTAACACACGTTTTATCAGAATAGTTAGGAATTAACGATATTAAAGCACTCATAAAAATGGGTGCTTTTTTTATTGCAAAAATTGTATAATAAAACAAAGGAGTTTAATTTATGTCCCTGAAAATACTTGAACCATTTAGCGACGAACTTTTAAAATATGACTTTACTACAAATCGCTATGAACTAACAATGTCGATTACAAAAACTTTAATTGGAAACCCTTTTAAAGATGATGCTGTGTTGCAACAACGAATTAAAAAAAATAGTTTAGTAGTGTATAACTATATTTATAGTCGTGGAAATTCTCACAATAAAAAATATACAGAGTTTATTTTGAATACTACCAAACAAGGAAGATTGTTTATTTATAAATGTTTAGAAAGCCAAATAATGGCGGATGCACTTTCAGGTTATAACGATTTAGGCGACCAAAACTTAATTGACTTAAATAAAGGGCAAATTGTTGATAGAAATAAAATTATTGAAAGTCAAGTTAGCGTTAATACGCAATTACTTATTGAAAACTCACAAGCAGATTTATGTGGCTACAATGTTTTGTGTCTTATTGCATATAACATACCAGAAATAGATAAGGAGTTAAGCGATGATAACAAGTAGAGCCGAAACTTATCTTGCGACTGTATATCGTAGGAAAAATAATTCATACGAGTATGATACAACGCCAGCATTTTCTTTTTATTGTCGACCTGCAAGCGACCACGAAAGAAGTCAATATTTTGCGACTAATGGCTTAATGGTTAAACAAGATAGTATTATGCTTTTTGCAACTCGTTTAGATGAAGAAATTAAAACTGATGATAGAATAATTTTTAATGGCGAAAGTAAATTAGTAGAAAGCGTTGGCTATTATTTAGTTAACAATAGAGTTGTTAACGCTTCACTTTTTAAAGCAGAAGAATTAACTAAAAACGCACCAAAAGGAATAAGCTTAAAATGAATATACCAAATGTTAATTGGACAAGGACTGCATATCGTGTATGGTTTTTAATTCCTGAAAGCGACCGAGAAGGGATTAAGCGAGTTATCAAACAAGATTCGATAGTCGGCGGTAGAAGGTTCCCAATTTTAACAGGTAATTTACAAGAACAATTTTTTAGAAGTTTTAGAGTTCAAACTTACCCTGACCATAAAGAAATATCTATGGAAATTGGTGGCGGTCAAGCACCTTACGCAGAAGAATTACAAGAAGGTATTTTGTGGAATGGTGCAGACAGGTGGATTTATTCAGGTGGCATGAGAACACAATATTTTCACCCAAACACATTAAAACACAAAAACTTTATCGAAAGAATTGTTATAAATGATATTTTTAAATATTACACAAGTCATTATGATGTTGAAAAAATCACAGGACAAGGAATCAAAGGCAATGTGTGGGAGAAATAATATATGATAGACATTCAAGATTTACAACTTAAATTAAGCAATATGTTAAACGGCAAAGACCAACCAAACGCAATTAACATTAGCGATTATGTGAGTGGATTTGAGTTTAAAGTTTTAACTTATGCAAGTTATTTAGATAGCATTAGCAATTTTAACACGCTTAAAAACTTCTTGCCCGTTTATATTAGTGATCCACAAGGAACTGTTGAACCTATACCATATTTACAAGAAACAAACTCACAATACACAATTACGATTTTCTTCCCTTTAAAATACAAGGAAGAATTGAACAAGTTAAACGAATATTTTGTCGATAGTTTTGCAGGGCGAATGCTCAATTTTTCAAAAAGCGGAAATGCCTTATGCGGTCTTAACTTACCTACTTTTGGCGAAGTTCAAGATTTAGAGTTTAAACAATTTAAAGATTGGATTGGTGAATATTATCAAATGAATGTTTTACAAACCGATAAATGGTGTTCTTATTCTTTTGTTTTATATTTTCACCAATTAAAGGGACTAGGTGAAAAAGGTGGTTTTATTTTAGGAAATCAATTTGAATACACCTTGTCTTTTAATTATGGAAATCAAACATATAGCGAAAAGGTTGATTTAGCAAGTGCAGCACGAAATTATACTGCCGACCCAATGAGCGAGCAAATACTCGGCGATTTAGAAACATTATCGCTCAACAAAAACTCAATTTATGCAGATAGCGTTTGCGTTTATGTAAAAAATAGTGATTTTTGGAATACCTTTAACGATTTATACGAATTAGGGAAATTACAAGATACAATTTTTACTTTAACTAAAAAATATCTTTATAATGGAAAATCATACGAAAGAGCGTTAATTTTAACTTCTTGCCCACAAAATATCGCATTAGGCGTAGTTATGACTTACACTCTTACATACTTCAAGAAAGCGAGCGTTTAATTATGGCACAACAATATTGGATTACAATTAGATACCCAAAAACCGAAAGCAATAATAAAACAATTCCTGGGAATAATAGTGATGGCAAAGTTCCAACTATTCCTGATATACCAACAGGTGGTGGTGATGAGAACCCAGTCAAGATACCCGGCATCCTTCCTTTTATTAAAAATCCGTCAATAACAAAACTACTCGGGTCCGTAGGAGCAATTGGAGCGGGGGTTGTAATAGCAAAACAAGTCTATGATATAGCAGAGAATATCGCTTCAACTATAATCCCATATCAAGTGGGTTATACAGGAGACACAACTCTTGGAATTAATTTTGCAAATGCAAAAAATGCAATTCATGGAGTATTTCATCCATTAACGCAAATTCAAGCAGGAACAACTTATTTAATGGAAAAATATAGAGAAAACTTAAAGATACAATATAATCGTGAGACAACGGGGAATGCGATTACTAACACTTATGGTGGAAAGACAAGCAACTAGTTATGATTAGATATTATTTAAATGGCAAAGAAATAAAAGTTTTAAATGGAGCGACCTTTTCTATCAAAAAAGATGAAACGCTCGATAGTGGTGGTTTTACTCTCATTTTTAGCGACCTTAAAGACCCTATTAAACCAATGTCGCAAATTAGAGTAGAAAAGAATGGTGAAACTTATGAATTTTTAGTTATGCAAGATACCGTGAGCGTGGCAACTAAAAAACCAGTTTCATATCAACACGAAGTCCAATATATTCAAAACACAAAAAAATTCAGCAAGATTCAAGTTAGAAATACGCAATTTTCACAACCAGCACAAAATAAATTAGTGAGTGCTTTTTATTGCTCTTATCAAAATCAAGGAACAAGCCTATATATGCACCCTTTTAACTACTACGGAATGGGGTCGGCATCAGAAGAAAATTGGGACAAAGCAGGAGTAGTTCAACCTTTTGAATTAAGTGCGAGACACAAAGTTAAAAATGCTTACTTTCAATTTAGTTTAAGACACTTTTTAAATACTAATAGTCTAAATGAAGTTGAGCAAGAAATATCGCCTGATGTTGAAATATCTTTTGATTTATTTAATGGCGATAGCACAGTTAAATCATTTTCAGCAACTATCAATAATGGCACAAATTTATTTTGCGATACTTCCTTTTCACGTGGCACTTATACAATCAAAAATGTCAGGGTAAAAAGAAAACAAAGTTATGGAACACATGACGTTTTTGTAGTAGCAATTAAGTTAATATGCGAAGTATATTATTACACGCTGTATGATATTTTAGATATTTTAAGAAAACAAATAGCAATGGAAGAAAGCGTTGCACCATCTACAAAATTAAATGCTCCATATTTAACGCTTAATGCAAGTTATAGTGTAGAAACAAACAAATATAATGTCTATGGAGTTTTTACAAATCCAAACAATTTAGATTTAAACTTAAGATATAAGGTAAGCAATGGAGCGGACTGGATCAGTGAAGAAATTGGAGCGTTTGAAAGTAAAACACTTTTATTAACTTCGCTTGAAAATGGGACAATAACTTGTAGTTGTTATTTAACTGATGTTTCTGGTGTTATAAACTCATTACTTACCACTAGAATAATAAATGTTAGCAATGAAATTATCGCACCACAACTTGTATTTGAGCAAAGTGGAAATGGTTATAAATGGCAAGCTAAAAATATAAATAATTTTGAGTGCTACCTTTATTATAAAGTGTGGGAAACTCCAAACGCTGAACCAGAAGAATGGATTAAAGTAGAAACGCCTTTAAATAAAGATGAATACTTTACTAGCGATTTATTCACTATGACTAAATTGCACGTTAAATGTCAATTAAGAAAGAAAACTGATGAAGGACTGCAAAGCGAAGAAGTGGAAGGCTATAAGTTTATTCCACCAGTTAGTTATGAATACGACATTTATACAAGTGATTATTTTGGAATAAATGGCGAATATAATTTGAAATATACTAATCAATTCCAAAGCAATACAGACTTTTTAAGTGCTTATCAAATGTTTAGGTATTTAAGCGACCCACAAAGTAGTGATTATATAGGTGGATTAGAAGATTACGACTTTAACGATTTAAAATCAACTTATGACGGAGTAAACGCAAAACTTTATGCTTATCACGAATTAAAACTTGTAAGACCAAAAGTAGTTATGAGCACCGAACAAGTAGCAAGTGGGGCGTATGCAGTTTATGCGACATTTACTAACTTTAATGTTGTCCCTTGTAAAATCGCTTATACAGCAAAAGGTAGCGTTCAAATACCTTTAACAACCACCGATGAAATAAGTGCCAACAATGGAACTAAAAAGGTTTTAATTGGCTCTTTTACTGCTACTTCAAGTGGAGTTGTTGAAGCCTATTGTGTTTATGAAAGTTTAAAAAGTGCAACAGCAAGTGATAGTTGGGTTCAAGGTGGAAAAGTTATTGCTCCTTATATTACAGGCGAACAATATGGAAACGCTTATACATACCGATTTACAATAACCGATTTAAACACACCAAGTGGAACACTATTTTATAGATATAAATTAGGCGATAATGCATATTCAAGTTGGGAAGCAACAACAACAAGTCCTAGATATATAACTTTAAGCAATGACAAGACCACATCACAAACTGCAAAAATTCATGCATACGCACAAGTTGATAGTGATCATAGCGAACCAGCAATCTATGAACAAGTTATAGAAGGGAAACCTATCACACCACCTAGTATCGATTATAACGAAATACCTGATTATTCAATGGAAGTTATAATAACTAATCTTTCAGGTGATACAACTACTAACGCAAAAACTTATTATAGAATTACAAGGAATGGACTTATCGGCTCTTGGGAGAACTTTATAGGTTCTTCAAGAACATTTATTTTAACAAACAACAATCCAGGTTCGACTGCAAGATACAATATTGAAACCTATACAAAAATCGAGGGTAAAGGCGAAAGCACTACAACTACGACAAGTTTTAATATAACAGGTCCATCAGTTATCGAACCAACCGAAGAAAACTGTCCTTGTGAAGTGTGGATTGAACCTAACAGTGTAACTTTCACAACAGGGCATGCGAATTTAAGAATTAAAAATGGCACAAATATATCAAGAACAATAACAATTATTAGTGCTAGAAGTTATCAAACCGAATGGAGTTTAGCAAATTCAAGTGGTGGAGTTGCTCCTGATAAATATTTTGAAACTTGGAGCACTAAACCAATATCAATAAGTGATTTTAATTTTGATACAATCATTGAGTATAAAGTCGATGACAATGAATTTACATACAGATTCCAAAATAGTAGAAAGGAGCAATAAAAATGAGTGATTATGTTTATGATTTACCAACGAGTGGCGAACTCTATGAAATATTAAATGGAACTATTGCTCCTAACTTAACTTTTACGCAATGCAATCTTTTTGAATGTTTAGAGCAAATATTTATGTATTTAGATGGCTATCCTGTTTTAGATAACAATAACGTCCTTGGCATACGATATTTTAATGACAATAACGGCGAAGTTGTCGATAGTAAAGAAATCGATAGCAAACGAACTTTAAACGAAAAACGTTTTGTCAATGGTTTTATAAGCGATTATCAAAAAGGAACATTAAATAATGAACTTATATATCCTAGTAGAGTTTTTATGTCTGGCATTCAGTCTAAAAAACTTGGGCTTGGCGATGATGATTTAGTTATGCGTGTTGATTATCCTTTATATAAACTTAAAGAAGTTTTGGTCAGCCCACCAACTGCTAATATTGTCGTTGTTCTTAGAAGAATCCCAGGTAGTGAAAGTGCTGAGTATAATTTTGTCTTTAAAAATCCTGTTGATATAACTTATTTTTGTGTAGAAAAAGAAATATATTCTAATTTATTAACCGAAGATTTTTATAATGGCACAGAAAGGGTAAAAGAAAATTGCTTCACTTATGAGCAAAATGGAAAAGAAATAGATGTTGGACAAACTTATAAAGTATGGTTTTTAGATCAAACAGCAAAAGTAAGCAACAATGTTATTAAAAGTGCATTGAAAAGATTACTTGGACTTAATTTCGTTATTAATAATAACCAAAATATATTATGGATGCGAGATGGGGAATATTTAGCAAGAGATATTAAATATCAAATCCGTTATGAAACTTTAACTGATGGGCGACTACTTATTGAAACTAACGAAAATCGTTTTGAAGGTAGCGAAAGGCTTGATATTGGGCAAGGTGCAACAGATATAATGAAAATGGGACTTAACCTTTATGGCACTAGTTTAAAAAGTGGAAATGCCGAACTTATAAGAACGGAAAAGTTTGCCAAAACTCAAAATAGAAAAAAAGTCGGCTCATTATATTATGAAAACGGCGATAGATATATAGCGACAAGTGTAAGCGAAGTTGTTAATGGCGACTATATAGTTTCAACAATAAATTATACAAAAAACTTTAATAAACTTTCTAACTTTATAGAACTAGACCAAAAGAAACGATTTAACGAAGTTGATAGTTCTCTTGTATTGAGAAGCGAAGATATTTATAAAGAATATTTATATTTTTCTTTAAAAAATGACACGCAACTTGCAAATAAAATCCACGTAAATAGCGATTTACTATATAATGGCTTGACTAATACATTCTTAAAAAATCCAACTGCTTATAAGTTAGATTTAGCAACTTGTGAAACCGAAACGATTAACGGCGAAAAAAATCGAGATGGAGTTGTTTTACTTCCTATAACACCTTATGGTTCTGGCAATGCACTTTGTTTTGAAATGTCTTTTAATTCGCCTCTAATTGCAAATACGAACTTTAAACTTAATCAATATAATCAATGGGAAAGTAAAAATGTCTTTTACGCAAATCAAGATGGTTTTGCCGATTATTTTACAATTAACTTTTATAGAACAAGAAAGAAACTCATTTTAAACGATTTACCACAAATCGATAAAAAAATATTAACAAACGAATATATCACTCATTTAGGTGGATTTAGTAATTTACTTTACTATAAAAAGCCAAACGAAATATTTTCTTTAAATTATGAACTCATTTGCTTACCATACCAAAATCAAGACTTATTTATTGGCGAAAACTTTATTAAATATAATGGTATAATTGGAGCACAACAACCTAAAAAAACCCTAAAACTTTTAATTAGCGACAACGAACTTTATAGCGTTCTTGATAAAAAAGGTTTTGGTTCAACCGCAAAATCAAACATCACATTGCAAGTTCAAAATGCATATGCGACTGAAAATAGTTATATATCGGCTTATGTTTGTAGTGTAGAAAGTTTTAGTTTAGATAAAGCAATTAAGTCTTGGGCGATTGTTGATAGCGATGATAATATTTTAATCTCGGCAAATCAAAATCTCGCTATAAATGACAGAATTATATTTTATATATTTACAAGTCATAATAGGTTATAATTTATAAAAAGGAGTGTTTATATGTATTTAATAATTAATAAAGATGGAAGTATTAAAAAAGCAGTTAGCGATGAGTTCATACAACAAGGTTCAAATAACGTTAATTTTGTTGATTTTGCAATAGAAGGAAGAGAAGTTAGTTCTTGGACTGCCGATTGTGTTTTTACTTTACCAGATGAAACAACTATTCGTTTAAATGGTGTTCAACAAGAATTTACTTACTCAGGCAAAACTTATCTTGGCTATCGTGTTTATCTTACAAGTGCCGTTTTAACTTTTAGTGGTTTAATTAAAATCACTGCAAGAGCATATAATGAACAAGGCGATATTTTATACACCTTCCCATTTACGCAAATGGTAAATCCAACAATGGACAATAACGAAGCGACACCACCAGATATTAGTGAAGAGCAATATAAGTCCATTATGGCTTTACTTGCAACTTATATCACAAGTTATGATCCACATTTAATTAGAAAATATGACACAATGGAAAACGCTTTAAACGATATTGCAAACATTCCAACAAGCGAACACATTTTAATCTCTAATGGCGTTAATAATTATGAAATGTATTATAAACCAACTTCAACAAGCTCAACATTTAGCAAAGTTCCTGCTCCAACTAATTGGAATGATATTTATAATTACACGGGCTTATCACTAAATGATTTATCAAAACTTTCATTAACAACTATTAAAGGCTATATCGATAAATACGATATTAAAGAAATCGATACTAACCTTTTGACTGGTATTTTCACGACTGGATTAACCTTAAAAGATTTAACCACTTTAACTTCATCCGTTGATTTTAAAACTCTTTTTTATACAAAAAATGAAGTCTATAACAAAACGGAAGCAGATAGTTTATTTATTAAAGGCGAAGAAATCTTAATCAACTATTTAAAGAAAACTGATGCAGCAGAGACTTATTTATCAAAAGAAAATGCAGAAAACATTTATTTAAGCAAAGAAAATGCTTCGAGAGATTATTTAACAAAACAAGGGGCGAGCGAGTTATATTTAACTGATACACAAATTGGGTTGAAATATGACACAATCGCAAATGTTAAAGCAAAAAACGATGCACAAGACACTTTAATTGAAAATGCACAATCAAGAGCAGACGCAGCCTATAATCTTGCAAATAGTAAAGCAAACACTTTTGTATTTAATACTTATGCAGCGATGAAAGAAGATTTAAAATCTAGCACAAAAGATAAATACCATTTAGGCGACACTTTGCTTTTAAAAGAAAATAATACACCTGATTATTGGATTAGTGCGATTTTAGATACTAATACTGGTGATTATGGCTATTATGAAGTAAGCGAACTTGAAACTAAAATCGATTTAAGCGAATACCAAACCAAAGTTGATAATACTCTTGAAACTACTTCAAAAACAATAGTTGGTGCTATTAACGAAAATAAAGGCGTTTTAGCGACAAAACAAGCAAGTGTAGATAATTCCCTAAGCACTACAAATAAAACTATTGTAGGGGCTATAAACGAAGTAAATCAAGGCGTTAGCGATTTAGATACTACAAAGCAAAATAAAAATGATAATTCTTTATCGACAACAAGCAAAAATATCGTTGGTGCGATAAATGAAGTTAAAGGAATAACTAATACTCTTGACGCTTCAAAACAAAATAAAAATGATAACGCTTTAACAACTACTAACAAGACTATTGTTGGTGCGATTAACGAACTTAAAAGTGATAATGAAACACAAAATGCTAATATTTTAAATAAGCAAGATAAACATTCAGTTGATTTAACAACCACTAGTAAGGAAATTGTTGGTGCCATTAACGAAAATAAAGAAAGTATTGGAACGCTTGATACAAAAATCAACACGGTCGAAGGCAAAATTCCAACTAAAAATTCTCAACTAGAAAACGATGAAAACTATATTGATAACACTGTTAATGATTTAGTTAACTATACGACTACGAGAGTATTACAGGAAAATCTTGATACCAAAGCAAATAAAAGCGATATTCCAACTAAACTTTCTTCATTAGAAAATGATACTAATTTTATCACAAATGAAGTAAGCAATTTAGCAAACTATTATGATAAAACAAGCGTTGATACAAAACTTAATTTAAAAGCAAATAAAAGCGAAATACCATCCAAAGTTTCTCAACTAGAAAACGATAGCGAATACATCACAAAAGCAGTTAACAACCTTGAAAATTACACAACGACTGCTTCTTTAAACGCTTTACTTTTAGATAAGGCTGATAAAAGCGAGATACCAACCAAAGTAAGTGAATTAATTAATGATAATGAATATATAAATAAAAACGTTAATAATTTAACTAACTATACTTTAAATAGCGATCTAAACACTTTATTAGGTAAAAAATTAAATGTTGCGGACTTACCAACAAAAGTTAGTGCTTTTACTAATGATAAAAACTACATTGATAAATCAGTTGATAATTTAGAGAATTACACAACCACAACCGCCTTAAATACATTGTTAAATGAAAAAGCAAACAAAAGCGAGATACCAACTGACAACACACAACTTGCAAATGGTAAAAATTATGTTGCTATAACTGATTTTGCAAGCGACAGTCAAGCAGGTGTTGTTAAGGCAATTCCAACCGATGAAACAAGTGGACTTGCAAATGTTTATATTAAAAATGGTGTTTTATATGCAAAGGCAACCGAAGTGCCAGTCTTATCTTTCAATATTGTCGATGAACTTCCTACAATAGGTGAAAATGGTGTTATTTATCTTGTTCCAAATACTAATCCTGAAACTGAAAACAATTACATTGAATATATATGGATTGGGAACAAATATGAAGAGTTAGGAGCAACGCAACTTGATTTAAGTAGTTATGCAACTATTGAATATGTCGATAATAAAATTAGTTTAGTTAATGCTAATTTTGATAATTATTATAATAAAACTAGTATTGATACTAAATTAAGTGAAAAGTTTAATACTAGCGACTTCACTGCAAGTAAAATTATTGAAACTATTGGGACTAATCCAGTTCAAAGAGCAAATAAAGATGGAGAAGGCAACACAATAGGCACAACTTATGCCACGAAAAATGAACTAACGAATAAGTTTGATAAAACTTCTTTTAATGCACAAAATATTATTGATACATTAGGCACAAATGCTGTTAATAGAGCGACCAAAGATAGTAAAGGAAACACCATTGATTCGACTTACGCTACAAAAACCGATGTCTCAACTGCTCTTGATGAAAAAGTTGATAATGACGATTTTACGTCCACAGCAATTATCACTAAATTAGGCGACAATGCTGTTAATAGAGCGACAAGTGATAGCGATGGAAATGTTATTACAAGCACTTACGCAACAAAAAGTGAAGTTTCAAGTAAAGTTAACAATACCGACTATACTGCCGAGAAGATAATCGCCAAACTTGGAACTAATCCAGTTAATCGTTCTACGGGCGATAAAAATGGGAACGATATAGCAACAACTTATGCAACTAAAAATGAAAATAACAGCAAACTTAATTCAAGCGATTTTAATGCTACAAACATTATTGATACATTAGGAACAAACGCTGTAAATCGTGCAACAAGCGATAGTTTAGGGAATAATATCGGCGATACTTACGCAACAAAAAGTGCTTTAACTGGCAAACTTGATAACAACGCAAATGCAATTATAACAACACTTGGCAATAATGCAGTTAATAAAGCAAATAAGGCAGTTCAAGATGAAAATGGAAACAATATTGCATCCACTTATCAAAAAACAGCCTTTATAATAAATGGGACAGTTGCAACAAATGGCGATATAACTTTCACTGGTCTAGTTGTAAGCGATTTACTTAATGCCATTACAAATAAACAAAGAATAGTTTTCATCCCTTCCGTTAAAACTTATCCTGCTATTGATTTAAACCCTCAAAAAATAAGCGACAATGAATATGCACTTAAAGGAAGTTGTGCGATAACTAACGATACTGATATCACAATTTATAGTGGCGTTATAAATGTAAACGCAACAACTGCGACAGGCACTTATAAGTCTGGTCTTGCAAATAATTATGTTTTACCAAAGGCAACCACAACTGAACTTGGTGGCGTTAAAATTGGTGAAGGTGTTAATATCGACAACAATGGAACTATTAGCGTTGGAACACCAAAAATAGCAATAGACACAAGCAATTTATTGGAAAGTGGAGATATTAAAAATTCTGGGAACGGTAGAGTATTAAATAACACTGGATGGGTTGTTGCATCTGGCCGTTTTAGTTATGCAGACAGTCCACTAAAAGTAGATAATGTCGATGTTGTTAATGAAACAGGTATAGTTACGATGATATGCACAAGTGGCACTGTTCTATATTGTGCCTATGATAATGCAATATATAAGCTATTTGGTTTAAAATAAAAGGAGACATTATGATAATAAACAATTACAAATTCAATTTTGATGAACAAGGTTATTTAATAGGGTTTTATGCAACTAACGGTGATGATTTTGACTTCACTGGGCAAATGGCACAATATCCAGAAGTTATAGAAAGTTTATCGCATGGTGGCTGGTATAAGTTTGAAAATAACACTTTTGTTCTTGATGAAAATCGTAAAGAAGAAATGTTAGCAAAAGAAAATGCAAAATAATTCGTTTTACTATGACTATTCCAAAGTGTTCTCTTGGTGTTAATTTTCAATTCACCGACAAATATGGTAGTATAGTAGAAGTTAATCACGAGAAGATAGGAGCAAAAATATGAAAAAGTATAACAAAAAATGCGGGATTATATTCGGCGAAGATAATAAACCTATGTTTATTGTTGATTTAGTGGATTTTGAAAGCGAAGAAGAATATCAAACTTTCAAACAAGTCGCTAATAATAATTTTAAAGAATATGTAAAATCCAAAAAAAGAGAAAATACTATTTTTAAAGAAGACATTGAAAAATCTGTAAAAGATTTAGCAATAGCAGTTAAGACTTACACTAATAAATAAAGGAGTAAAAAGTATGATTTTAAAAAGTGCAATGTTAATCGGGGCTTTACTTGTTTCACCAATGGCGGAAGAAACTCAACCTGTTGAACCACCAACACAAGAGAAACAAGAAGAAACTGAGTTTGATATTGATATTAAGGAATGGTTGGCACAATGGCTTACACCACAACAAGTCGCAATGGTTATGACTTGGGTTGCTTATGCTGGGACAATTATTGGCTTAATTGTTAAACTCTATCAACTTGCAAAAACGAAATCTTTAAGTAATGAAAATGTTAAAGATTTAATAATGAAAGAATTAGGCGACAAGGTTGATAAATCCGTCCAAGATAATTTAGCAACTTCTATCGTGGCTATAAATAAAACCATTCAAAGACAAAATGAAGTCTTGGCTTTACTTGCAAAAGTTAGTGCTTTAAGTCAAGAAAACACACCAGAAAGCCGTGTGGCAATTTTAGAACTTATCTCTCGACTTGGTGTTGTTGATAAAGAAGATATTGAAAAGGCAAAAGAAACCATTAAAGAAGAAGTTAAAACCAAAAGAGAAATAGAAAAAGCAACCAATGAAAGCGTCGATAAAGTTATTGAAAAGTTTGAAAAAGATGATGGGACAAGCATTTAATTTATGAAACTTAGACGTAAAATCTTTACGATAGTTTTAGTCATTTTAATTTTAATAGCTTTAATTGGGATTTTAATTGGCTACGCTTTAATTGGAGCAAATATAATTGCTTGGTTTACTTCAAGATATGCCCTTTGGATTTACTTTGCTCTTGGTGCTTATGCCTTGATATGGGTTGGACTTGAAATACGTGATAGGATTACAAAATTATGAAAGAACTTACAACTAGCGAACGAATTAAAAAATATTTAAACAAAAAAATGCTTTTAGGTGTTTCGGCTTTATGTTTCGGCGTTGCAATTATCTTCGTTTGTTCTATCGTTCCGCTTGCTATAAATCCTGAAAAATGGAACTCGGCTAGTTTTATAAGCGATGAAATAATCGTTGTTGCTCTTACTATATTGGGTGAGGTTTGTCTGCTTATGATTGGGCAAAGTTATAATGAGGCACAACCTGTAAGCAAGATTGCTCGTGCAACTGTTGATTTTAATGAAAGTCTTGAAGCAAACATTGCTGATAAAATTGTTGCGTTTGACCAATGGATTAGAGCCGTTTTAGAACCAAACGATCAAAAAGATAGATATAGAAGACTTTTACGAAATGCTGGAATTGAGAATACACATTATTTTGAACTTTCAAGAGAAGAATTAAAACTTTGTTTAAAACAACCTTTATCTCGTGGAAGTGGTGGCGACAAAATCTATTTTAGACAACTAACCAAAAAACAATATAAACTTATTCTCGATATTTTGGACGGCAATCAAGTGATTCATTTTGTTAGTCCTGACACATATCGAAAGTTAAGCAAAATTGACCTAGATAAAAACACAAGCGAAAAACTAGCAAATCAACAAAAGAAAAAGTCAGCAATGGTTATCAATTCTGTTTTCACTAAATCACTTGCAGTTCTTGCTTCTGGGCTTATATTCTCGGCTCTTGTTCCAACAGGTGCTGACCAATCGGTTGGTGAAACATTTTTAAAATTATTCACTCGTTTATTTTCTTTTACAAGTGCAGGTTTTGTAGGTTTTATGCTGGGCGGGCAAATCAATGATATAGACGCAGAATATATTAGAGATAAAATAGACATTCATAAACGTTTTGCTTTTGATAAAGATTTCAAACCATTAAGCGAACAAGAAATCGCTAAAAAAGAATTTGCTAAATACGTTCAAGAGCAAAATAAAGTCGAAATGGATAAAATTGATTTACACAATAAAATAGATTATAAAGGAGAAGACTATGGAAGAAGTTAAAAAGAAAGAAAAACAGATATTTTGGACACGTTTTGCAATTTGGATTTTATTTTCGCTCGTTGCTCCTATTGGCTTTATCAATTATCGATATAATCTTTTTGGTAAAGTTAGCAATGTTTCATTAAGTGGTTGGTTTTTATTAGTCGGTGTTATATTTTTTGTTTTTACAATTATTTTGATTAGGTATATTTTACACAGTCGCAAATATTCTTATGTAAAACAAATTATTAAAGGTGTAATTACTTTAATCTTACCATTACTATTTGTAATTTATTGTTTATATTGTGCAAAAAATACAATCGAGCAACTTATTCAAGTTTTATCTTTTTGCACTTTATCATGGTGCGTTGCAATATGTGTTAATCCAATGCCAAAATGGACTTATGATCAAAGTAAAGGCGAACAAGAAGAGTTTATAAATTACGTTTTAGATAAAAGAGTTGAAAGCAAAAAGAATAAGATTTAAAATAATAATGGTTTGCTTTTATTCATTTGGCATACCACCTTCCTAAGCTCACAGGGGAGACATAATTCGCTCCCCTTTTATTTTGCCCGTATTTAAACGAAAATTAAAAAGGCGGTTAATTTAACCACCTTTATAAAAATCTTTCTTAAAACGCAAGGAAACCGCATAAAAACGCCTATTTGATATTTTTAAATCTAACTTTATTGAAAATTCCTTTAATAATCATTGTTAGCGTTATGCAAATTAGTAAAAATGGTGTTCCAGGGCCAAGCCAAAATAACCAACAAGCCGAAGCAACCCCAATCAGCCATTTAGAAAGGTCGGTCCCCCAAGTAAGTAAGGCAATAAGATATGGCACCCAAACTTCACATGAAACGACAAGAACAACGATTATAAAAATAATTGCTGTACGCCAATCCTTGATGTTTTCTTTAAGCCATCTAAAAGGCTTTTTGAAATAAAACCAAACAAGTCGCCAAAAAGGGTGTGGTTCAGTTTTTATCTCTATCAATTCTTCTTTTTGTTTTCTTTCGTATTCTTCTTGTTTTGCTTTTTCTGCTTTAAGAATGCTTATTTTTTCATCTTTTGTTTTCATAATATAAATTATAGCATATAAAAAAAGTTTCTTTAAGTAAGAAACTCGTTTGTGGCACAATTATCTCTAACTATGTTAACTAGGAGGGACACATGACAATGATTGCGTTAATTCCACAAACTTTAAATAAACTTCTATCAATGATTTTACTTGCCTGATAGATAGCAAGGTTTACACAACTTTAATTATAGTAAATATTTTATAAAAATACTATATTTTCTTTTATTTTCGCCGATTAAAGTTAATGTTGTTATTTGATTGTTAGACAAAATCTTTTTAAATTCGTTTTTGTTTTGCTTATTGTAAAAATTCCTAGGACAAACAAATTCGAAGAAATCTTTATCAAAATAGTTTAAGTTGCTCATAATGCTCTACCTCTCTAATTTTTCTATTCATCATCTTTTCATAAAGTTCTTTTTGGTGTTTTGGTATGAATATTTTTTCATAGTTTTGTTTGCGTTCGTCATTAGTAAGGTTAAACATAGCACACTTTTTAATGCAATTTATCTCCATAAATCTATCATCACTAATTTTATAAGATGAGATAACAACTAATTCTTTTTGCTTACACGCCCAGTCATAGAACGCTTTATGGTCAAATGATCCTGATATGTATTTTGCAGTATCCTCATAAGGTATATCACAATAAACAACTGAATTAGGCTTAATAGAAAATTGCTCATAAGATACACAATATCTTTGTAAACTTTGTAAACTTT